GCTCGAGGAGCTGCTGCACGACGACGGGCGGATGGGCGAGATTCACGACAGCGGCCAGCTGGCGGAGTTCACCCAGAAGTACCAGGGCGCCTGGAAGGCGAAGAACGCGCTGACGATCCGCGAGATGGCGGAGAGGCAGCAGGTCGACATGCAGGCGTTCATGAAGGACCAGGCGGACAAGCACGGGGCGCGCGCCCCGGAGGGCTGGCACCCCGGGACGCAGGCAGCGGCTGGCTCGCGTCGCTCGAGGGCGCTTTCGCGCTCGCGGCTGCGGAACGCGGCGGCGCAGTTCGAGCGGCACCACCTGTTCGACCCGGCGGCCATCGGCGCCGAGCTGGAGGATGCCGGGTACCAGGACAGCCTGCGTCAGTTCATCTGGGCGACGCTGAAGGGCGAGGCGGTCGCGGCCCGGGACGGCGACTCCGAGCTCGCCGCGAAGCTGCTGGCGCTCAAGGGCAGCATCGCGAAGACGCTGCAGGTCCGCAACGCGGGCATGTCCGAGCGGATTCCGTCCGAGGGCGGCTTCCTGGTGCCGGAGACGCTCAGGTCGGAGCTCTTCGCGCTGATGCTGGAAGAGTCGGTGATCAGCGACCAGGTGACCACGATCCCGATGGACAGCCTGCGGGTGCCGCTGCCGACGATCGACGACACGACCCACGTGGGCAGTGTCTTCGGCGGCGTGTCGGGCGCGTGGACGGCTGAGGGCGCGGCACTGGACGAGAGCGAGCCGAAGTTCAGCCGGCTTGTCCTGATCGCCAATAAGCTGACTGCTTACACCGAAATTCCGAACGAGCTTTTGCAGGACAGCATTACGGCGATGGACGTGTGGTTCAACACCTTCTTCCCGCAGGCGCTGGCGTTCTTCCGCGACCTGGCGTTCATCGCCGGCGACGGCGTCGACCAGCCGCTCGGCCTGGTCAACGCCCCCGGCGCGGTCACGGTGACGGACAGCACCTCCCAGACCGTCACCTACGCGGACGTCGTGAAGATGTTCTCGCGGATGTGGCCGGGCAGCCTGAAGAACGCCGTCTGGCTGGCCGCGCCGGACGCCATCCCGCAGCTGGCGGAGATGGCGGTTACCAGCGGATCGACCACGGTGGCACCCCCGGTGTTCCTGCCGGGCAACTCGGCGATGAACGCGCCGGGCGGCCTGGACGACGGCCGGAACTTCACCCTGTTCGGGCGGCCGGGAATCGTGTCCGAGAAGGCGCCCACCTGGGGGAAGGCCGGCACGCTCGGGTTCTACGACCTGTCCAAGTACCTGGTGGGCGACCGGCAGGCCATGCAGATCGCGTCGAGCGCCGAGTACAAGTTCGGCAACGACAAGGTCGCCTACCGCGTCATCGAGCGGCTTGACGGCCGCCCGTGGGTCCAATCGGCGATCACCCCGGCGAACGGCTCGGCCAACACGCTGTCCCCGTACGTCCTTCTTGAGACCACCGCCTGACGATGGACTTCCGGGACTCGCGGCACTACAGGGCGGACGCGCCGGGCGCGCGGCTGGACGGCCAGCCATGGGCCCGGTCGTGGCCGTCCTATCTTGCCGCGGTGTTCGGCGAGGACTCGTCGGCGCGGGTGTTCATCCGGAACGCCTGGACCGAGCGCGTCGGGTCCGAGGGCGGCTACCTCCTGCCGGAGAGCCTGCGCGCCCAGGTGATGAGCTACGTCACGCCGCCGGTGGTGCGCCCGCGGGCGATGGTGCTGCCGATGAGCACGTACCGGCTCGCGGTGCCGTACGTCGACAACCCGTCGCAGGCGAGCGGGAAGCAGGCGCTCGGCGGCCTGACGTTCAGCTTTGTCGAGGACGGGGCGCCGATCCCGGCGAGCAACCCGAAGTTCGGCCGGGCGCTGCTCGACGCCCGGAAGCTGGCCGCCCTCGTCGGGATCCCGAACGAGCTGGACTCGGACGCGGCGGGCGCGCTCGGCGACTTCATCGCCCGGGTCGCCGCCATCGGCTACCACTGGACCGAGGACGACGCGTTCATCGCGGGAAACGGGGCGAACGGCCCGCAGGGCATCCTGAATGCCCCGTGCGCCGTCACCGTGCCGCGCACCGGGACGTACGTCCAGGCGGCGGATGTCGCGAACATGCTGGCCGCGCTGCACCCGGCGGCGCTCGCGGCCGGGCTGACGCCGGGGATCACCGACGTGGGCTGGCTGGTCTCGGAGTCGCTGATCGCGGCGATCCTGCAGATGTACCTGGTGCCGGTCACTCCCCCGGCGACGGCGGGCGCTCCGGCGGCGCTGCCGTCCTGGCTGTCGCTAGGCGACGGGCACCAGATCGGGCCGAGCATCCTCGGCCTGCCGGCGTTCGTGACCGATCACCAGCCCGCCGCGGGGCAGCCGGGAGACCTGGCGCTAGCCGATCTCCGCAACTACCTGATCGGCGACCGCATGGAGCTGGCGATCGAGCGGTCGTCGGCCGGGCCCGGGTTCGCCGCGGACATCACCAACTACCGGGTCACGTCAAGAGTTGATGGCCGGTATCAGGTTCCGGGCGCCACTACTACCGAAGCTGGCCAGGCGGTAAGCCCTGTCGTTGTACTGGGGGCGGCAGCCTGATGCCTAAGTGTCAGCCAGGATGCACGTGCGGGCGGCATCGCATCGGCGCGCTTCCCATTCAGGAAGAACTTCCCCTCAACGTGACGCGCCTGCGTCGGAAAGAGAGTGCGTAATGGCTGGCATCGAGGCACTAGGGCGGCTGGTCGACTACAGCGTCGGCGTTGCGCCGGTGGACCTGTCGGGGGGCGCCCAGACGGGCAAGCGGGTGAGCCTGAAGAACGCGAGCGGCGTGCAGGTCGTGATCTTCAAGGGCGCCGCGTCGACGGGCACCGACCCGGCGTTCACGTTCAAGGAGGCGACCGCCGACACGTCCGGCACGTCGCAGGTGATGGCGACGCCGCCGGCCTACTTCTACAAGAAGTCCGCGACGGCGCTGGCAGGCACCGAGCAGTGGGCGCAGGTCGCGGCCACCTACAGCGCCGGCGTGATCACGCTAACCGGCGAGGAGGGCAACCAGGGCATCTACGTGTTCGACGTCCTGGCCGAGGACCTGTCGGCGGGCTTCGAGTACCTCGAGGTCGACTCCGGCGACGCCGGGTCGGTCGCCCAGCTGGGCGGCGTCCTGTTCATCGCGCACGACCTCCTGGTGCAGCGCGACCCGGCGCTCCTGGCCGCGCTGAGCAGCTGATGACCGGGCGGTGGGCGTGCGAGGCGTGCGGGAGCCCTTGGGCTCCCGGCGCCCCGTGCTGCCCGCAGTGCCGCTCGACGAACCACACCGAGGACGCGGAGGAGGACGGGATGCCGAAGATCGACCGGAACGGCCGCGTGTCGTACGAGGCTGACGCCAAGGCGTCCGCAGACTCCGCCGTGCTCGAGGAGAAGCTGGCGGAGGACGAGGCGGAGATCGCCGAGCTCGAGGCAGAGCAGGCCGCCCCCGCGCCTGTCGCCCCGACCGTCGTCATCGAGCACCCGGCCGATGGCACCACGTCCCCGCCCGTCAGCAACGCCGCGCCCGCCGCGGCCGCGCCCCGGCCGCCTCGCGTCCCACCGCGCCGCACGTCCCCGCCGGGTGGCGCCGGTGACTGAGCAGACGGGCGGCTGGTACGGGCTGCACTCGGTTTTCGAGCAGCAGCGGTCGGAGTTCGAGGCGTACGTCTCGGCCCCGCCGGTGGCGTGCCCGAATGACGGGGAGCCGCTGGTCAACGCGCCGTCCGCCAAGAGCGGATCGGGCATCGAGCTGTTCTGCAAGTACTGCTTCTGGCAGTATCCCCGCGACTGGCATCCGCCGATCCGGATGGACTCGGGCGGCCTGGAGAGCCCGCTGTGACCGCGAAGACCACGGCCACCGCCGGGAAGACGGTCAAGAGGAAGACCGTCGCCAGGAAGAGCAGCAAGGCCGGCAAGGCGACGTCGAGCAAGATGACCGCGGCGCAGAAGCACACCGCCCACGTCAAGCACGTGCAGCACCTGGCGCACCTGGCGCACCTGACCGCGATCGGGAAGGCGCCGAAGGTGGCGCTGGCCCGGGCGGGGGATCTCCTGCCGGTGTGCGCGTTCGAGGCGGTCGCGCAGTCGCTACGGCTGGCCGGCCAGTTCGTCCACGATGACGACGTGGCCGGCCTGTGGGACCTGGCGGGCGCGGATCCGCTCGGCGCGAGTCTGGCGGCGGCGCTGGACGCGGCGCGTCTGCACGGGCTCGCGGGGTGCCGTCCGCAGGGGGAACGGCTCGAA